AGAGTGGGACATAGGAGTGTGATGCACCCTCGCCATCTAATTTAATTACAAAGAAAAGGAGAACACAATGGGACTAGATCAGTACCTAAATGTAAGTCGAAGCGAAAGCAACTGGAACTTTGAAGTTGACGAGCGTGGAGAGAACGACAAGTACAACAAGATCATTGATATCATGGGTCTTGACAAGGCTAGACTTGAGCGTCACCCAAGCATACGTATTGAATACACTGCTATCTATTGGCGCAAGGCTAACCAGATTCATGGTTGGTTTGTAGAGAATCTTGGTGAAGGTGAAGACACATGCCAAGAAATGTATGTACCTCGTACTGCATTAGTTCAACTACAGGATACATGTTTACGTCTGCTTGAGGCTAAGAGTTTAGATGTAGATAATCTTGAAGAGTTAGCAACTGAACTTCTTCCACCAACAGGAGGCTTCTTCTTTGGTACATATGAGATTGATGAGTGGTACTGGGGTGATATCCAGCATACATATGACAGTCTTACTGAACTATTGGAAGATATCCCTGAAGGTAATTGGGATCATCACATCACATATCAGGCTAGTTGGTAGACATGAATGAGTTCTGGACTAAGTATTATTCTGCACTAGAAGGTGCAAAGATCTTGAAGTACGAACCAATGTTAGATGAATACAATGACGAGATCGAGTATCCATCTTTCTTAGTTGAGTTTGCTAATGGAGAAGTAAATCATATTGAGATATCAATGGATGAAGAAGGCAATGGTCCTGGCTTTATCTTTGGATTACCCTTTCCTGTAGAGGATTCAAAGGGTAGACTATATGTAGTAGGAGATTAAATGAAAGGCTATCTTGTAACTGCCGTGCTAGACGGTGATACATTTGATTGGATCGAAAAGAATAATGAATACGCCGATGATGTAACTAATATTATCTGGATTAAAAGTTCAGTTAATGTTGAGTACGATCCAGAATCTGGTGAGTTTGAATTTATCAAACGAAAGGAACAAGTATGAACGTACCAAGAGTAATACAAATGATGCGTGAAGAACTTGCATCTGTTGAACAAGATGATGCGGATGCTAAGTTAGAAAGCACTGATGAGTTTGAAGATGAACTCGCTGAAGCATGGCGTAATGGTTACGCACGTGCATTGCAAGTACTAATAGAGGAGAACGATCCATGCAGACACCATTAGGAAACTATCTATACTTGAAGTATGCAGTAAGATGGTATAAGTTTATGATCATGCAAAAGATTAAGCATCCAAGTACACCTTGGATTAACTGGTAAGTTCGTGATCCCCCACCCTGTGGGGGGAATCACTCACAGAAAAGGAAAAGAGAATGGAAGAAGATCTACAAACGATTGAAGTTGCTAGTATCTATGACCTCAATCATCTTAAAAGTATAATTGCAAGTCTTAAGGCTGCGCTTGTTGTTGCTACTACTGATCGTGATAACAATAAGAAGATGCGCTTAGAGAACTGGGAAAAGCATGAACGTGATATTGCCCGTATCGGTGAAGCATTAATCCAAGAAGCAGAAGACCGTGATTGGTGCAGTGCTTATGATGATTTCGTTGAAGAACTTAATCGTAGTTTAACCATCGAACTAAAGACACGTGAAAAAGAATACGAAGTAGAAATAGAAGTAACTCAGAAGCGTACGCAAAGAGTTACGGTTACAATCAGTGCGAACAGTGAAGCACATGCAAGAGAACTAATTGAAGATGATCCGTCTAATTACTATGAAGAAAAGATTAGTGATTATGATTGGGACATAGAAGATGAAGACTCAGATATCGTAGACATAACAGAAGCATAGGAGAAGTTTAATTAATATCACAGAAGAACAATGGTTTACTAACCCATTTGAATGGTATGAAGAGACTGATGAGAAGTATGTAGTATCTCTTCAGTTGACAGATAACAAAGCACTAGATGTACTGGCTGGTTTGTATGATGTCTACAAAAACTTCAAGCGTAATGATCGTAAGTCTGCGCTTGAAGATCTTAATGCTCTGGCTATCCTGCTTATTGCACATGCTATGGGCTACTCTGAGCAAGCAATCGAAGAGTTGCTTGTCTTACAAGCACAAGAAAATATGGATGTATTCCTAGAAGAAATCCTGGAGGAAACGAAATGACAACTGATGTAACAAGCACTAATCGCCGTGCGCCTTGGCAAGTAATCTCTGATAAGCATACGTTTGAAGGTACGTCTGCACGTCAGATCATGCGTGAAGCAGGTCTTGATTGGACTGTATCACTAGAAGATGTATTCGCTACAAGTAATCGTGACGACTTTGGTTTACTAAATATACCTAATCGTTTTGCTACAGTGCGTACTAACTCAGATGATACACAGTCAGCATTGGCTGTTGTTGGTTCACGTTACAAAGTACTACAGAACGAGGAAGTCTTTTCTTCCCTTGATTTCCTAGTAGATTCAGGAGAAGCAAGGTATGCATCAGCAGGTGAACTTGCTGGTGGTGCTGTGGTATGGACAGTAATGGAACTACCTGGTTCAGTTACAATTACTAATGATCCACATGCTGGATACTTATTAGTTCGTACATCACATGATGGTAGCAATGCATTTCAGATTGCTCCTATCATCTCACGTCTATCTTGTACTAATCAGATGAACGCTGCCTTTGCAGATGCAAGCAGGAAGAATGGTTTGTATTCTCTTAAGCACACAATGAATAGCAAGATTGATATCTCTGAGATTCGTAAGGTTATTAACTTAACTTACAAAGACTTTGATACATACTCTGACATGGCTTCGGCTTTAATTGCCAAGCCATTCAGCGATATGGAGTTCAAGAACTTTTCCAATCGGGTATTCCCAATGGCATCTAAGATTGAATTCTCTAATGATGAGTTGCTAAGTGCAGCAGAAAAGCGTACACGTGCTGCGGTTATGCGTAACCGTAACAATGCATGGGCTGTATGGACTAACAAGACTGGTACTCAAGAGAACCTAAGTGGTACTAAGTTCGGTGCACTTCATGCTATCATTGAGGTAGCGGATCACTTCAGCCGTAGTGATGAGAAGACTTCATCTAAAGTTCTTCTTAGCAAGGATGGCAAGTATAAGCAACGCGCACTAGAACTACTAGGCGCATAAGAAAGGAATGAGATGTTAGGTTGGACTAATCTATCTTTTGAAGATAGTGTTGAAGTTAAAGTTAGAGAAGGAGATCCAGAGACTCCGTTTGTATTGTATCTAGGTGGCAACAGAATGCTTACTGGTGCTGCCTTCATGCTTACAAAAGAAATGTTTGAGAGTCTTGCGTTTCAATGTCAAAGTGCATTGCATGAGTATGACCAACTACGAGTTTCCTAATTATGATGGCACACAAAATTGTGCCAGCATGGGAGTAGAGTTATACTATTATGAACATAATGTAGACATCCCTTTCAAGGGACTTAAAGAACAAGAAAACAAATTAAAGATCTTATGTTCTGATTGTCCCTTCTTATCTGAATGTAGAGACTATGCTATACACCATGAAATCCACGGGTTCTGGGGTGGCATGACATCAGCAGACAGAAAGAATTTTAGAAAGAAGTTCAACATAATTCCAGAGTTAATAGAGTTACGGATCCCCCACTCCGTAAGGGGGATCCTCACTTAGAAGGAGAAAAGAAATGTCAGATAGTTTTGTTAGTATAGATACCGATGATGAAGAAGAATGTAACTGTTGGGAAGAGTACGGAGAACTCTGCCAACCTTGTTCAGATTATGCAGAAGATCTGATAACTGAACAACAAATCAGTTACTACCAAGAACAGAGGCTCGGTATAGTCTAACAATACCTGTAGTATGCACATAGATTTTTTGGACATTTGTGTTCATACTACTTAGTTACCAAGAGGGAATTCTCCTTAGTTGGATCTTGGTAACGACCTTGCAAGGGAGTGTCATGGGTGTTTATTCTCATTTCTACCATGGCACTCTCTTGTGATACACTTACTATGGAGGTAATAACATGGCTGTCAAAGTAGACGGATACGAATTGCCAGTTCACATATCATACTCAGCACTAACTACATGGTTAGATTGCGGATGGTTGTACTGGTTAACAAGAGTAACAAAAGAGATAGAAAATCCTACATGGTATTTGTGTGGAGGATCAGCAGTTCATACTGCTACTGAAATGTATGATAAAGAACTATACGAAACAGAAGGTAGATAGTTGAACAAGCATTGGGAAGCAGCCTGGGCTGCGCAACAGAAAGAACAGTTAGAAAAAACAGGCATTGATCAGGCATTATGGCGAGCATCAGGTCGTGCAACTAAAGCCAATCCGAATAAAGAAGACGGTGCATGGTGGTCAGTTGAAGGCGAGAAGATGGTCAACAACTGGATTGCATGGCGCAATGGTGCTAACGGTTGGACGATGTGGGAGCACAACGGTATACCAGCAGTTGAACTAGGACTTAACCCAGTATGGGATGATGTTCCTGTTCAGATGCATCTTGATAGAGTCATGGTTAATCCTGATGGAGAATTAGTTGTTCTTGATATTAAGACTGGCGCACGAACGCCATCTTCGGATCTGCAGTTGGCGTTCTACGCCGCAGGTATGGAAGAAATGTTAGGTGTACGTCCACGTTGGGGTGCGTACTGGATGGCTAGAGATGGTATAACATCTGAGATGGTAGACCTTGATAACTTTCCAAAAGAATATGTACTAGATATCGTGTCGAAGTTCGACAAGGCACGGAAAGATGGTATCTTTATTCCTAACTTTAGTCACTGCATAATGTGTCAATTAAAGGATAAATGTAAGTATAAAAATGGAGGTAAGAATGCTAGTTAGTAAGCGTAAGTATAGGTTCATTGAGAACGAATTAGATGAAGCGTTAGTAGAGTTAGAGATCATGACACTGTTGCTTAACAAAGCAGCAGAAGAACTAACTGAAGCACGTAAGGCTAGTGCTAAGAAGCGACATCCATCAACTAGCGCAAAGCCAGTTGCAAAGAAAACTGTAGCCAAGAAGACAACAACAAAGAAAGCAGTTAAATAGTGAGTAGCGAAAGCAATTTCTCAGTAACAGTTAAGACCCCTAAGGGTTCTTTATTTACAGTACGTGGTGACGAAGCAAGTGAGTTCGCTGCACGTATTGAAGCAGCAGTAGATGCAAGCATCGAGTTCCATGTAAACATGCTTGAGAAAGTAATTGCTGGTCAGGTAGGTAGTGCACCAGTTGCACAACCAGTAGTAGCACAGGATCCAGTGGCTCTTGTTCAGCAGTCAATGGGTGGCACTATCATTAGTGAAACACCAGTTGAACCATGGGAACAGGAACAGCAAGGATTCGCACCAATCCCACCACCACAGCAATCAGCACCAGCAGTTGCAGGTGGAGTAGAAACAGTTGAAGACCGTTGGGGTAGTAAGTGGACGTATGGACGTGCAGATGCACCTATCTGTCCTAATGGACCAATGGTTCTTAAGCAAGGAATTAACAAGGCAGGTAAGCCTTACGTTGGGTTCTATGATCCAGCAGGTGGACCACGCTGGCAAGGTGCTAAGATTCCTTCAGACCAACAATCACCACCAAAGTTTGGTGTTAAGGTCTAGATAAATTTCTAGGGAAACCTAGAATCATTCCGAGGGGAAGCGGGATGGTGACGCATCCGTAGGGTTATCAAAGCAAAGTGCAGAGATAAGAGATAGTCTGGAAAACTATCTCACGTGGTGCAAGACCACAGCGTCACGCGTATTCATTAGCAAAGGAGATACAGATGAAGACACTATCTAGGTCTGTAGGCAGACCAGATATCGGTGGTGAACCGATGCCATCGGTGTTCAGAACATTTGAACACAACCAGATTGTACTACGTAGGGCTGAAGTAAGTATGATTGCTGGCACACCAGGTGCTGGTAAATCAACTCTTGCTTTGGCTTTAGCATTAAGGGCTAGAATTCCTACGCTCTATTTATCCGCAGATACTAATGCGCATACTATGGCTATGCGTTTGTATTCTATGATCACAGGAGTATCACAGAGTGAAGCAGAGAAAGTTATTGCAGAAGATCCCATTGGTGCTAGGGATCGTCTTGCTCTTGCTTCCCATATATACTGGTCTTTTGATTCTAATCCTAGTCTTGGAGATATTGATGATGAAGTCACCGCAGTTGAAGAGTTACTCGGTGAGAGTCCAGCCTTAATTGTAATTGATAACCTTATGGATATCACTATGGATGGCGGAGAAGAATTCGGAAACATGCGTAATGCGCTTAAAGAATTAAAGTACTTAGCGCGAGATACTAACGCTGCGATTCTAGTGCTACACCATACTAAAGAAAGTTATGCAGGACATCCTTGTCAGCCACGTAGTTCGCTACAAGGTATGGTTGCACAGTTACCAGCGTTGATCCTTACAGTAGGTCAGCAAGATGGAATGTTAGGTGTTGCTGCAGTTAAGAACCGTTATGGTAAAGCCAATGCAGGTGGAGATAATCCAGTATGGTTGCAGTTTAATCCAGAGTATATGTTCATCGCAGATCTACAAGAGGCACGTTAATGTCTCAGATGAAAACAATTCTAACTGATCTTATGATCTTAAAGAATGCTATTGAACGTGTGCGTGAACTGCATATGGACTCAGGTTCTGGACAATGTTTACACTGCACACAAGCAGAGACTGGTGGAGATGAGCAGTGGATTGAATGGCACAGTGTTAAATACCCTTGCCCAACTATTAAAGCATTAGATGGTGACAAGTAATGAAAGCAACATGCATTGCTTGTGGCTATGATGCACATGTAACTATGATTCTTGATGAGAAATCTGAACTAGGTATACTTGGTGCAATTGCACCTAAATCTTTTTGCGCACATTGTATGTACAAAATAAGTAAAGCATACAAAAATTTATCTGATAATAATTATCTAGTACCAGCAGAAGGATACGAGTAATGACTATACCTATCGAAGAAGTAATCGAAGAGATCGAAAAAAGCCTTATAGATAAAGGGAAAAAGTGACATGTCTTGGTTAGTTATCTTGTCCCTAACAGGACTACTTGGGTTTATTCTTTATGTTAATCGTGGTGACTAACCATGAATTCCAGACAGGAAATACGCAGACTTATATTTAATGGCGAACAGTATGTTGCCTATAGAGATATCATTGAAGCACTTAAAGAAGTTGCTGAAGACTTTTACTATGAAGAATACTACGATACCTTTGAAGCATTGCTTTGGTTAGTAGATCAATTAGAATTTTCAATGATCGTTGACACATTAGAGAATGGTGACCATGAGTAAGAGTAAGCAAAAAGGTACTGCTGCAGAAACAGCAGTTGTTAATTGGTTAAAGAAGCAAGGACGTGAGTACGTAGAAAGACGTTCGCTTAATGGAGTCAATGACCGTGGTGACATAGCAGGTATACCTGCAGTTGTTATTGAAGTAAAGAACCATGCAACTATGAAGTTGCCCGAATGGTTACGAGAGTTAGATGTAGAGATAAAGAACGACAACGCTGATACTGGTGTTGTCATACACAAAAAGAAAGGTACTACTAATGTTGGTGAATGGTATGCTACTATGCCAGTTGACTTGTGGTATCAGTTACTAGAGGAGGCAGGTTATTAAGACAGAGAACTTACCTATCAAGCCAGTGATAGAACACTACGGTGGTAAGGTTAGCCGTAACATAGAGAACTGGCAAAAGATTAAATGTCCTTTCCACGATGATAGCCATGCAAGTGCAGGTCTATCTATCAGGGAAGGATTGTTTGTTTGCCACGGTTGTGGCGTAAAAGGAAATGCAATTAACATAGTTGCTATACAAGAAGGAGTTAAGTTTCGTGAAGCAATCAAGATCGCAGAAGGAATTACTGGAGAAGGCTACCAGTCATTACAGTCAAAACATACACTTGGCAGAAGAGTATCTAGTACACAGAGGATTAGATCTAAAGACAGCACGGGAGATTCGATTAGGAGTCGTAGATAACCCACTACCAGGACAAGAGCAATTCTTTGGTCGTCTTGCTATTCCATATCTAACTCCTACTGGTCCAGTAGATATTCGCTTTAGATCATTAGGTCCTGAAGAACCTAAGTATATGGGTATGCCTGGTACGCAGACACGTATGTACAATGTACGTGCGCTGCACGAAGCAGGTGATTTTATTGCTGTGTGTGAAGGAGAGATAGATGCAATTACTTTGCACTACAAGTGCGGAGTACCAGCAGTAGGTGTGCCTGGTGCTAATAGTTGGAAGCCTCACTACAGTAGATTACTATCTGATTTTGAAACCATCTATGTATTCGCAGATGGTGATCAACCAGGATCAGACTTTGCCAAGTCATTGAGTAAAGAGATGCAGAATGTGATAGTATTACAGATGCCAGAGACGGAAGATG